AGAGATGCTTTGATAGGCTAAAAAAAGAATGGGAACCGGTACTTGCAAAAAAAATAGATATGGTTCCAACGAATAAAGAAGCTCTAGCTGAGTTAATTTTTGCTCTTCCTGAATATAAAGATAGATCCTCTAGAGAGAGAGAAAACCTTGTTAAATAATTTTTGCGAGCAGGCATTTGAATTTTTTTTGAGACTTCTGAAATTGGAAGATAAAGAGTGAAGAGTTTAAAAACAATATATAGAGAGTTAACAAAAATGCATAAATTTTTAGGCTCAGTTCTCTGTATCGTATCAATTGGAATGACGCTTATTACCCTTGCAGCTTGTGGGATGATTAAAACCTACCCACAAGACAACTTGATTGAAGAAGCAGTAGAAGAAGCTATTAAAATTCACCTGGGTCTTGATCTAGATCTGACTCCAGAGTCAGTAGAACACACTCCAGATATCTAATACTGCATAGACCAGAAGGAAGAAAGACAACTTTGCTTCCCTCTCCAAACCATTTACACAGAGAGCAAGGGTTCACATCCCACCATCCATTTATTCCCGAGTAGTAAATAGGAGAATCTCCATTCCAACGCTCAATTATTAAAGTCTGTCTTTCTTGCACAGGAGCTGACGCATCCAAATGCACAACCATATAAAGCTGATTAATCTCTGGAAGCTCGTCCCAGCTATGCATGTCAGCCTTTAAGCTAAACGAACACAGAAAAGTCGCTAAAATCAAATATATCTTCATGTTTATCTCTATTTTTTTGGTGGGTAAATTCTGTACCAGCCTGGAACGTTAGGTTTTTTGTAGTATAGGTCTACATCAACTCCATCCATCCTCATCTGATCAATATCATACTTTCCAGGAGCGGCTATCTTTTGAACTCTAAAACCAAACGCTTTGAAGTTCCCCTCTCCGCCGTAGGTTTCTATTTTAGCCTTGAGCTCTTTACGTCTCAAGTTGATTGACTTCTCTCTATCACTAAGGTCTCTATACTCCAAGAGATACTCTTTAAGTTCTGGATCGCTAAGGTCTAAGAAGTCATCCTTGTTTGGATCAGGAGCTTTTCCTATTTGTACGCTGTGCCAAAAGTCCTTACCCTTAGAACGCATCTTTTTGATCTGAGACTCTATGCCAAACATTTCTACTGTTATACAAGAGTTATGTCTGTAATCCCATATAGCCATAATGGCTCTTTTAGGATTGGTAAGCATGATCTGCCATTGCATCTGATCATACCAATATCCAGGTATAGATTGAGTGAGACGAGCCTTATCTAGGATGCCCTCACTTATAGGACATTTGATCTCCACAAGAGTATTAGAGTCAAAGTCCCATCCATCTAAAGAAGCTCTAAATTGGGGGTTATCTGAGTCTTCTACGCAAATAGCCTTAAGGTTAAACTGAAAGTGTTCGTTCAACCACTGTCTTGCAATATCTTCGTTCTTGATACCGTGGGCCATAGCAAAGTTAACAGGGTCTTCTGTTCTAAAGCCACACTTGATCTCCCAAAGCTTTAGCGGAGTAGAATAAGTGTTAGTGCCTGTGATAATAGCTATGTCTGAAGCTCCAATTCCTGAACGACGCCACTTAAGCCACTCTTCACTACCCTGTCCTTGATCAAAAGAAATAATTTTCATTTTAGTGTTATTCCTTTTTTATAAATTTGTCACAACTCTGAGTATTTTCATTGAAAGGCGGTGTCATATACCAGCTAGTGTTTATGTTGTTTGTACAGCTAATATATCTTGCGCACTTAGTCTTTAAAGGACATTCATCAGCCCTACATTTTACCATTTTTGTCATTTAGAAAGGAATCTCCTCATCAAATATAGAAGACTCTGAAACTTTTACCACTTGTGGCGCTGTAGCTACTTCAATAGAATTACGTGTTTCTTCTTTAGCAACAGCAACTCCTACAAATTGGATACTATCTGGCTCCATCTGCAGCCTAATCTTAGTCTGTCCATCTTTTGCCTGGTACGTTTCAGGAGTTTTAAAGTTTCCAGTGACAAGCACTCTACTGCCTTTCTTTAGGTATGGCATCATCTTTTCAAAGACTTCAATTCTTTTTCCCCAAAGCTGGCAATCATACCATACTGTTTGATCCTTTCGTGGACTTACAGCGAGCGAAAAGCTGACAACCTTATGGCCATTTGCAGTACATCTTTCCTCGGGGTCTCTTCCCAAGTTTCCTAGCAGGGTTATCTTTTGCATATGTAATCCTTTTTTAGTGTGATTTTTAGTTTTTATGGTTGCTTTTAGCCACGTTTTTTAGCTTTTAGTGTCGTATTCGTCTCCAATCAGTGTGTTTTTCAAGATTGATTTTTTAGCATTTGTCTATGAAGAAGCTCCCCCAAAAAAAAAGAGTTCCCAAAAGCACATTTGCGGGGAAAAAACACACTAATCGGGGTACCTGTAGGGAAAATCGAGGTACCTGTTGGGAAAATCGGGGTACCTTGATCATTTTTTGGGGAAAATTGGGGTAAGTAGGCCATTTTTTTGGGGAAAATCAGGGTACCTGAGGGGAAAATAGGGTAGCTGCTACTTTGAGTGGGGGATTGAAATCTTGGCACTTTTGTGGCTTTTGTCCTTTTTGTGCTAGGTAATTAAAAAATGCCTCCCCTAGTGACAGAGGAGGACTTCTTTGTGTAGAGATATTCGGAGGCCTATGAAATGCAGCCCTTACCCCTATCCCTAGACCGTATACACGGGGTAAAGTTAGTCTTCTTTAGCGCGACTCCGAGTACGAATTTACAAGGTTGCATTCTTGAATCACCTTTATGCATTCCAACAGTTTCTGTTCATCAACAAGAACTCTATTTCCAATCTTTAAGAAAACATCTTCTGTAATGCCGTTTTCAGGAGAGTTTGACTTGAGAGACCAAATTGTAGACTCGGTATTAGGCCAAGATCCATTTTTACGATTTTTTTCGGCGAGACCTGAAACCGTAAAGTAAGTATTTGTTAAATTAGATTTATTCATAATGTCAAGATTCCTTCGCCCTTTTTATTTCTCGGATTCGCTCTAGGCATTTAGAGTAATGCTTCTCTGAGAGAGCGGAAAGCTTTGAAATGCTAAACCCTTTTAGTATGCTTTCGACAATATCTGGCATTCCTTCAAGCTCATTACTGATTACCTGTAGTTGAGGCTTAGATATTGTAGATGCTCCAGACGCAGCAACTCCCATACTTCTAGGAGACTCCATAGCTTTCTCACCGTCATCGTCCTCTTCACTTGCAATAACACAGGCCATAGAGGCATATGAGTATCTACGTAGGTAGGTAATGTAGCTTCCCAAGGTTTGGATATCAGACTTAGGAGGAGTGATTGGCATTCTAGATTCCATCCACTGGCCTGATGCGTGACATAGTCTCGTAAAGAGGTAGAGAATACCAGACCCATTAGGTAGCACTCTTTGAATTATCGATAGGCCATTCTTAGCTAGAGAGGGACGTGAAGCTTTCACAATCCCTGCTAGGTCACAGTACTTACTTTTGAAAAATGGGTTTACGCTGTCTGTCTTAGCAATCTCCATCTCCATCTGCGCTTTAGCAAGAGCTGTAAATAGCTGATCTAGATCTTGTGATTCATAAGGGTTTGCCTTTACTACAGCTGGTGTAGAGCCTACTTGCTCGTTTATTGTTTCATCTTGTGTTTTCATATTTTCCTCTGTGTATTTTGGTTATTTCTTTCCTTTGGAATTCTCAGCTGTCTCTTTCATAAGCTCGACACCTAGCTTGAAAAACTCTCCCTCGAACCCTTCTTTCTTCTCAGCACCTTTAACTAGATTGTCTGACATTAGCTTCTTGCCAAGGTTGAACATCTCTTCCTCTAAGCTGCCTTCTGGAGGTTTAGGAATTGCAATAGCGGGCGTTAGCTTTGGTACCTCGACTTTGTAGAAGTGTGCTATCTCTTCAATACAGCTTTCAATCTTAGGAATGTCACCTCTTAGATAGACTTGCTCTACAAGCTCTTCTACCCATTCCCTAACTCTGTCATATTTTTCGTGATAGTTTATTGGTGCAAAATCTGCAAAATCTATTACTTCTTCATCAATGAATTGTCTTGTTTTCATTATATAGCTCCTTGTTATATATCTTTCCAAAGGATAACATATGTCCATATGATATCACAAGGAGAAAAAAATTAAATGGATAGAATTGTAGAGTCAGCACTAGAAATAATTAGAAAAAAGAAAATCCCCTTAAGTAAGCTGCACCTTCTTACAGGTTACTCAGTTTCACACCTTTCAGCAGTTTTGAATGGTTTGAAGAATTGTTCCCCTCAGTTTTGTCGCTTGATCTCTTATGCCTTATTTATGATGGTAGGGACTGAAACCTTAGATGTGAAAAAACCCCTGGAGGACCTTTGGACACCATATTAATAGCTTGTATATCTGCCATAGTCTTTTTATGTGTATTTCTAGCTTATCTTTGGAGGCACAATCACAGGTTGCTTTTTGAGATATTAAAGAACCAAAAAGAAATCGAACGGAAATTCGATTACTTCGACAGACACTGGCTTGCAACATTGAAAGAAGTGGAAAAAAAAATCCACGGATCTTCTGAGGATGTGGCGAGCATTAAGAACTCGTTTAGAGATTTTCAGTCCAAGTTTTTGGAACTGGATAAAAAAATAGACACAGTTATGAAACAGTCAGATAACTACTTTAAAGAATGAATATATGAAAAAAAAACAAACCACGGAGAAAGCATATTCTCTCCGTAGCTTGACCGTTATGACAAATAACTCGAACCAAGATCTGTATTATACCTTGATACACAGAGTAAAAATAAAGAAAATCCTGAGAGGCGGCACCATTAGTGACCATCATGGTACATCTCTATACATTAGTCGCCATTACTGCTCATTTCTATACAAAACCGACATGTGCCCATGCTGCCAAAGTACTCGAGCTGTACTAGCAATATATGAGGGTAGAGCAGTTTTATTATGTCTGGGTATATCGTGCTTGATAAAATTATATAAGAGGTAGTAAAAGGTACTCCAAAGGGTAACAGCCCCTTGGAGCGTAGAGAGTTTAGAGTTTTCTAAATTCGAACCTCCTAACTCAACAAAAGGAGACTCATATGAAGTTAGACTTATCTAAACTAGGGTCCTTAAAAACTTTAAAAATAGGAAGGACCCATGGCTATATATATTAAAGAACAGGATCATTTATTTCCAACAAAAGAAGTTTCTTTACCACTCAAAAAGTCGTATGAAAGCACCTGGATAGTGCTAGATTCTGATCTTGAACTACTTAAGTGCCCTCGTTTAGCTATGATGATTGCTATCATTCGTGCTCTTAGCAAAAAGGAAGGCTTTTGTTACACTAGGAATTCTTTCTTCATGCAAAAGCTTTCTATATGTAACAAGACTGTAGAAAAACATCTTAAAATCCTTGAAGACCTCAACTTAATCCACAGAAATTCTTGGGCTATTCCTAACAAAGGAAGCAAAAGACACATTGTCCCGAAAGAGAATTCTGATCGTTACTGGAGAGAATACTTATCTAAACCTGGGATCAATCCGGTAGCAATAAATAGGTTTCTTTTGAATTTCGGTCCACAACAAAAAGTGGAGTATAAACCCCCTACTGTAAAGCAAAATCCCGACCCGGTAAAAAGTTCCCATACCCCCAAATATTCCAAACCCCCAGAATCTGAGGGGGTGTCAATACGGCAGGGACAAAAAGTTGGTACCGTATTCTTAACGAATAACAGACTTATACAAGAAGAACAACGTATACAGAAGAAGAGCGTCGTCGTGCCCTTTCCAGTGACTCTAAGAGAAGAGCTTAAGAAGAGCAAGATAGAACCCGAGATGATTGAGATAGCTGTAAAGTTTGCTAAAGAGGACCCTGAGCGCTTCAAAAAGCTTAGAAACCCTGTAGGTTGGTTTGTAGCAGGCATTAAGCAAGGGTGGATACATGACGAGATAGCAAAGCATGAGCTCTTAAAGAGCCAGAGGTCGCCATACGCTGATGCTAGTGAGATAGCTGAGAACAAAATCAGGTATAACAGAGTGGCTAAAGAAGCAAAGAGATACGAAACTGATAGCTATGCCATAGTTCACAATGATCTAGAGGTTATATTTACTCATAAGCCTTCAGGAGGCTCTCCAATAGCTTTAGAGCGAATAGAATTTAGAGATTTAGAGTTCAGCATGAAAATAAAGCATCGATTGAAAGAGATGAAATCCGAAAAAGAACGGGAGAATCTCAATGATATATGAAATTGAAGGAAGGCCTATACCCTGGATGAGAGCTGGGCGTCGTGGTTGGAGATACTACGATAGACAGATGGAAAAGAAGAAAGAAGCAAAGGTTTGTATTCTTAAGCAGATGGAAGGACGAGGTCGCTACTCAGAGCCTATTAAGCTGACTATCGAGTTCCACATGGTCATTCCAGTATCTTGGTCGAAGGCACGACGAGTAAACGCTGTTAAAAAGCCTCACGTAAGTGTTCCAGATATAGACAACTTGATAAAGTTTGTACTGGATTCTATGAACGATGTTCTTTGGTCAGATGATTCTATAATCTACGAGATAGTTTCACGAAAGGTGTATGCCCATAGTGACCCTAAGACAATATTTATAGTAGAAACCTTAAACGGAGAAACCCTTGAACCTTTGCCTAGTTTACAGCTCGAATGCTGAATTTCCTCCCATGTGCTATGGAAAGGAAATAGCTTTAGATGTATTGTCAGAACTGCGAGACTTAGGATTCAACCACACTAAGATGTTGATATTATGGCGTTAAACGAAGTAGAACTACAGTACGAGTTTCCTTGGCTTTTCGAAGACTTGACTCTTGATTGCCTTGAAGGATGGAAAAAGATTATCCATGATCTTTGTTTGGATTTAGAGGAGATTATAGGAGATGGGTTTCTTCTAGACTTTTGGACTGAACAGAGCTGCCCTAAGATAAAAAGAATTTCTAAGGAGTATGGACGCATGAAAGTTGATATTATTCGTGAGACCGATGAAATGCGAAAGCGAATAAATAAAGCTCAGGTTCAAAGTTCTTACACTTGTGAAAGATGCTCTCAACTTGGGCGTGTCAGATCTCTTAACAAGCTCCCAGTAGTTCGATGCGAAGAATGTATTAAGATAAACATCTTAGAAAATTAATACATAAAAAGGATTGTTTCTCCATGAACTTGCTTCACATACGTCTTGCAGACGCTACATATATCGTACAAAAAGACAAAATCTGTTTTGTAAAGATGAATAACCTCTCTATAGAGTTCTTCACCGTAACTGGCAATATAAGGATGGACTTCACAACCAAAGATAAGTGCTCTTTGATGCTAGATAGAATAATGAGTTATCTTGAATCTCACAGGAAAGGAAATTTAACATTATGAAAACCCTAGTAGTATACCACAAAGACTCGTATTACAAGTTTGATAACCTATATAATAAGCATATGTTCGAGGTAGGAGCCTGCTCTATCTTAAAGGTCTTCGAGGTTGATAAGATAACGGGAGAAGACCGCATGGTTGCATGCTTTAGAGAATGGTCTTATTTTCTTATAGATGATCAAGTATAGGCTGCATTTAAAAGTGATTTTGCTTACTGTAAAATAAAAAGATTTATCTTATGAAAGAACGGTCGATACATGTATCTGAAGAATATCTAGAAACAGTCTGCGAATGGATGATTGAGTTTGCCAACATGGATGACTCATATACGATTCCTCAATTTGTCCAGTTCAAAGGTATCGGCTATCAATACATAAAATACTTCTGCAGAATTAACGATAAAGTCAGCAACACCTTTGAGATCATGAAGTCGGTTCTCCACAACAGGTGGCTGTTACTTGCTATGAGACTTGAAGAACTTCCAGCACATAGATCGAAGATGCTTATGAGATATCTAAAGCTTTACGATTCTCATGGTGTAGATGTTGAGATAGAGATCAAATCGGCTATAGCAGAAGTGGAGACTAAAACCAACATGAAGGTAACGGCTGACAATTATGCTGCAGCAGAGCTTCAACAGCCTTATACAGGAATCTACCAATCGAACGATAACAAACGTAGAGGTGGAGACAAAGCTTAACTCTTTTAAGCCGCGTCCTTATCAGGCTCCTATACTTAAGGCCTTAGACAGTGGGTTTAAACGTGTTCTTGCCATACTCCCTAGAAGAGCTGGTAAGGATATCACCGCTCTTAACTATGTCATAAGACAGATGTGGGAGAACCCAGGTGTTTACTATTATATCTTCCCTACCTACTCTCAAGCCAAGAAGGTGATATGGGATTCAATGACGAACGAAGGTCAAAGGATTCTAGATTACTTCCCTGAAGATCTTCTCACTCAGAAGAACTCTCAAGAGATGAAAATTAGGATGCAGGCTAAGAATGGTTCCGAGTCTTTATTTCAGCTTGTTGGTAGTGACAACTATGATTGCTTTAGTGATGACACAGAAATCCTATCTGAAGATGGTTGGGTTAAATTTAAAGACCTTGATCAATCTTTATCTGTCGCGACTTTAAACAGTGAAACATCTGAGTTTGAATGGCAGACTCCCACTCAACATGTAGAATATGACTTTGATGGGGATCTATATTGCATAAAGAATTCATCTGTAGATTTTGCTGTTACGCCTAATCATAGGTTCTTTGTAGAGTCACCTAAGGGTGTTAAAAAGTTTAAGCAGATACAAGACCCAACGATAATAAACGATAAGATACCTAGTGGATGCATGTGGACGGGTGTAAGTCCTGAAACCATCATGGGCTATCCGGCAGAGGCATTTGTAAAGTTTTTAGCGATGTACTTATCTGAAGGAAGTTGTTTCTCTAATGAAAAGTGTTATCGTATAACCATCAGCCAGACTAAAAAAGGTGTTAGAGATGAGATTGTAGATATTCTAAATGAAATGAAGCTTTCTTATACTAGTTTTGATGGTGGATTCAACATAGAAAACAAAGAGCTTTTTAAATACTGCTCTCAGTTTGGAAAGCAACAGGAAAGATTTATCCCTAAATATGTGCTTAATCTTTCTAATCATCTTCTTCATATTCTATTTGAATATCTTGTTTTGGGTGATGGGCATAGGTGTGACACTTATATAGCCTATTATTCTTCCAGCAAAAAATTAATAGACAATGTTCAGGAAGTAATCATAAAAATAGGTCTATCAGGGAATGTTCGTTTGAAGCATGAGAAGGGTTACACTAGTAAAATCAAAGAGAGAGAGGTAATAGCTAAACGTAATCTTTATGAGATTAGAGTTAGATTCTCAAAGTTTAAAAGGTTTCACGGGAGTGCTAACAGGCCATACATCCACAAGAGTCCTTACACAGGCAAAGTATATTGCGTCAGTGTACCGAATGAAATTATCAAGGTGAGAAGAAATGGTTTCGAAATGTGGTCTGGAAATTCTCTCATGGGTACCAATCCTCGTGGTGTTGTCTTCTCTGAATACGCCCTTCAAGATCCACGTGCATATCAGTACATTCGTCCTATACTTACTGCTAACGGTGGTTGGGCTCTTTTCATTTCTACTCCTAGGGGCAAGAATCATCTCTGGACTTTAGCAGAGCTTGCAAGAGTTTCACCTGACTGGTTTTATATTAAGCTTTCGGTAGAAGACACAAACCATATCCCTATGTCTGAGATTGCTAAAGAGCGTCGTGAAGGGCTAATGAGTGAGGATATGATACAGCAAGAGTATTATACGTCATTCGAAATGGGGATTGAGGGAGCGTACTACAACAAGTACATAGATATAGCTAAACGTGAAGGACGCATAGCAGATGTTCCATGGGAGAATGGTTTTAAGGTTCACACGGCTTGGGATATAGGAGTACGTGACTCTACAACGATTATCTTCTTTCAGACAATTGGACAGACCATTCGAATCATAGATTGCTATGAAAACTCTAAGGAAGGACTTGAACACTATGTATCAGTACTTCAAAGTAAACCCTATGTATATGGAACACATATTGCACCTCATGATATACGGGTAAAAGAGTGGGGATCGGGAATCACTAGAATTGAAAAGGCTCGACAGCTAGGAGTAAAATTCACTATGTCAGAGAATCTTGAGATACCAGATGGCATAGAGGCTTGTAGATCACTTTTCAATAAGCTTTGGTTTGACGAAATTAAGTGCAAAACGCTAATAAAAGCCCTAGAAAATTACAGACAAGAATATGATGTAAAAAGAAAAGTATACAAATCACGTCCTTTACATGATTGGAGCTCACACTTTGCAGATGCTTTTAGATATTTGGCAGTATCAGTTCCAAAAACACGTGATGGACTCAGTGCACAAGAACTAGAAGCTCGCTATCAAAATGCGAGATATGGAAACCAAGGAAAGTTACCTGCAATGTTTAGAGACGATAACAATTTAGGAGCCCGTTAATGACTCTATTCCCAAATACCACTGCAAATTGGTTTTATCCCGAGGAAACTCATAATGACAACACCCTTAAAGAAAGGATGGAAGACACCTATGCGCAAAGTATTACAATCAATCAAAGTTTTTGGGCAGAAGCTGACACCGATTCAAGATTTAAAGCCGGAGACCAAACGTTATGGAATGACATTTACAGCCACTTGCCTGCTTTTAGGCGTCGTGTTTTTAATTTTAATAGGATACGTCGCGTTTGTAATATGATAACTGGTTACCAAAGGCGTAACCGAAAATCAACTGTTGTAACTCCTGTAGAGAATTCGGATGATGCAACAGCTAATCAGTTCTCAAAAGTAATGATTTGGGCTATGCAGCAAGACAACACATTGTCTACTATTTCTGAAGCGTTTGATGGTGCAGTTACTGCGGGGATGAATCTTCTTTCTGTTTGGATGGACTACAGATCTGACCCCATCAATGGCGATATCAAAGTAGATAACGTCTCTTATAACGGCTACCTAATAGATCCTTTCTTCAAGAAGCATGACCTCTCAGACTGTAACTTTATTTGGACTCGTAAATGGCTTACTAAAGTTCAGATAAAGTCTTTGCTCCCTGATAGAAAGAAAGATATTGAGGCAATGTCGGGTCGTGGTAATGGTGATGGAAAGTTTCAGTACATGCCTGAATCCTATAATACAGACATGGATAACCTTCTTACATACGATGAGTATTGGTACAGAGACTACAGAACACAAAAGCTAATCGTTGATGTAAAGACCGGTGAGACACTTGAGTGGAAAGGGAGTGAAGAAGACTTAGAACGCTTCCTGGATAAGTTTCCTGAGCTCACAGCAATAGATAACGAGATACAAACCTGTAAGCTCGGAATATTAGTTCAAGGGCAAGTCATGTATCATGGTCTTAATCCTATGGGAATAGACATGTATCCTTTTGTCCCCGTTCTTGGATATTACGAGCCGCAGCTTCCAGACTTCCCCTGGAGGATCCAAGGTGTTGTAAGGGGTTTAAGAGACAGTCAGTACCTTTACAATCGTCGAAAAGTAATAGAGCTAGACATTTTAGAATCTCAGATCAACTCAGGATGGAAGTATAAAGAAGACTCCCTTGTTAACCCTAATGACGTATTCCTAGAAGGACAAGGAAGAGGCCTCGCTCTTAAGCAAGAAGCTCAAATGTCTGACGTAGAAAAGATTCAACCTCCTGCTATTCCTCAATCTATGATCGAACTTTCAAAGATTCTCGGAGATGAGATTCAGCAGATTTCAGGTGTAAACGAAGAGCTTCTAGGTTCAGCAGATGACGATAAGTCTGGTATTCTTTCAATGCTTCGACAAGGCGCTGGACTTACTACTCTTCAAGTTCTTTTCGATCAGCTAGACTTCTCTCAAAAGCTTTTAGGTAGAATATTTATAGACCTTATACAGAACAATTTCTCTCCTGGAAAGATACAACGAATTATATCCGAAAAGCCTTCAGAACAGTTCTACAACAAAGCATTCGGAAAATACGATGCTGTAGCCGAAGAAGGACTTAACACATCTACTCAACGTCAGATGCAGTTTAAGCAGCTTCTAGGCCTTAAAGAGTTAGGAGTACCCGTACCAACAGACCTGCTGATCCGTTCATCTACGCTTCAAAATAAAGAAGAGCTCGTGGAAGCGATAGGAAAGGAAGAGCAGAGCCAGCAGCAAATGCAACAGAGTCAACAGCAGATTCAGATGATGAAAATGCAAGGAGACATGCAAGAGCAAATGGCCAAAATAAAAGACCTCGAGTCACGTGCAGAGGCAAACGCGGGATTAGGGCTAGAAAGAGCATCCCGTGTTGTTGAAAATAGAGCGCTTGCCGTTGAGCGTCTTGCAGAAGCCGAGAAAGACAGAGAGCTTGGTACACTTCATCAGGTAAAAGCGATGAAGGAGCTTGAATCAATGGATCTTAGTCAACTTGAACGTCTATTCAAATTGACAGAAGCCCTTAAAGAGACTGAGTCAGCCTCTGAGAGGGAAGATAAAATTAGCGTTCAAACCCCAAACATAGAAGAATTAGCAGTTTCTGCTAAAGGAGTCAGTCAATGAAAAAGCAAGATATGAAAGACCGTATGGATGAGTCTATGGGAATGAAAAGATACGAAGAAAGACATAGAAAAGGTCCTATGGACTCACAGTTTTACGGTATGATTTCAGAAGATAACTCAGAGCCTGCAAACTTGCCTCAGCATGTTGTGCAAAAAACCTATCCTAAACCTGCTCATTTTAATTCTCACGAACTTGATGACACTATCCGTGGTCTAGATGACACACGTACTGATGACATTAAGAAGATGGAGCGCTACGAATCAGTAGATAAGTATTAGGAGTCTATTATGGCTATGCCAAGACCCTCAGGTGAAGCTCAGGAAATTGCAGAGAAAGTAGTCCCAGGACTATATAAATCTAAAAGATCCAAGAGGGCACCTGTAGATGACGATCCGCGAGGTTCGATGTCAGAGGTAGAAATTATGCAAACAAATCAAATTGAGAGTAAGGAAGGTTTAAGATGAAAAGAATGAAGCAAGGTTTTAATTCGAGATTAGATGAGTCCATCGCTGAAAGAAATGGTCCTAAGAGCCAGTCTTTGAAAGATCGTAGAGACGAATCTAAAGGAATGGAAAAGAAAGAGACTGGACATGCATACGCTGGTGACAAAGAGATGGATAAGAAGTATAAGCATCACATGGCAGTGGCGCATCACAAGTATCTAGCTAATAAGCATCGTAAAAAGTTGCATGAAAAGTAAAGTTCGTCCGGTCATGATTTGCTTGTGACCGGTAAATTTATAGGATTAACAGATGAAAAAGAAACCAGAAAAGAAAGTATCTATCGCCAAGGGTGTTAAAGTTACCAAAGCTAAAGAAACGAAAATGCAGAAAAAGCCAGGTGGTTCCAATGTAGGTGACTATAAGAAAGTTTCCAAAGGGGAGTTTGCAGGACCTGCAGGAGGAGCTCCAAAGGGTTCTTTCCCTATCAATACTTTGGCTAGAGGACGTTCAGCTTTAAGACTCGCTCATAATGCTCCTGATCCTGCAGCACTACGAAGAAAAGTATACACTAAATATCCAGAGCTTAAACCCTCTAAAAAAAAGTAAAGTAAAACGGTTTTACATGAGATATGAATGTCCGTCATGCAAGATGGCTTGGTCCGATCTAATGAAACCTATAGAAATGCTTTCTATGCCTTTATGTATATTTTGCTCATGTCGTCATACCGAAAAAGAGCTTTTGAATTGGCAAATGGATCATTTAAAAGAAATTCCTTCTAAACACTTTCCTGTTGTATTAAGAAATTTTTATCGTTATGTTGAAGGCAAATTAAATATAATTGAAGAGAGATTACATGATAAACAAGAAAAAGATCCTTCCATTAGAAAATGCACCTGTAAAGATTGAAGAGCCCATAGGTAAAGTAGCCTTAGACCTACAGTCAAAAGGTTTAATGGATACTGACGCTATTGAGATGCAACGTGAGATACATAAAGGCTCTAACTCTAAAAAGTCTTATGATGAAGAGGTGTGGGACACAATAGATAGAGGGCGCAAAGACTCTCTGATTCAAGGTGACTTCTATGTAGTCGTTCTCTTTAAAAAGGAAAGAGCCTTACAAAACGTTGTTCGACAATACTTTTTCTATCGCCAGTCTTGTCCAACACCAGAGTTTGACCAAACAGTCTATAGATATACTGCTAAATCTGACGCTATCGACTTTTTATGGACGGTTCCTAATAACGTAGCATGCATGAATCTTCCATTAATGCGTGATGACCTCCCAGAAGACCAGCAGACGCTTATTTATATGATCGATGCTTTTAATGCTGGTGACTTAGACAAGTATGCTGCTAAACTTAACAAAGAACAGGTTAGGCCTTACGTGGCTATTTAAACTGTTCATTTATGCCTTCATGTCCTCTTCCTTGCGTCGACCAATGGGAAGGGGACTTTTTATTATATATAAATAATTAAGTTGTTATTAAATCTAAAATTGAATAAAACCATTATAGGTACTATACGAGTAGCCATCGTTATAGGCTGTACCTAAACTGACGTAATTAGCGTTGACGTCGAACGCAAGGAGAAATATGGCAGAAGAAATTGGAAACGTAGCTGAAGATATTCAACAAGAGGAAGTCGTTTCACCTCAAGACCAAGGTCAAGAAGCCCAAACTCCTGATGTCGAAACTAAGGATGCTAAAGAGTCTTACTCGAAAGAGCAGAACTTTAACAGACTTCGAGAGACTAAAGAACAGCTTGAAAGAGAGAATAGAGAACTGCGCCAGTATTACGATTCTCAAGCAAAAAAAAATAATTCTTCCCAAGAGGATGATGAGATGGTCTTAGAGGATGATGATATTGTAGAAGGTAAGTTTGTTAAGAAGCTCTATAGCGAGCTCAAAGAGCTGAAGAAGTTCAGAGATAACTATGAGCAAGAGAGAGTAGCTAGCATTCCTTCCCGTCTTAAGAGTAAGTTTTCTGATTTCGATCAGGTTGTTACACAAGAAAATGTAGAGAAATTAAAAAAATCTGAGCCTGAGATTTATGCTTCCATTATTTCTGGAAATGATCTCTACAACAAGGGTGTATCAGCTTATAAAACGCTAAGAGCTATGGGAATTGTAAAAGATGATACGTACAAGGCTCAAAAAGATGTAGTCCAACAAAACCATGGTAAGCCTGTTTCCGCACAAGCTATCCGTGGACAAGGGGCACTATCTGAAGCAAATATCTTTGCTAAAGGCCTTACACCTGAATTGAAGAAACAATTGCATAAAGAAATGACAGAAGCTGCTAAGGCTCATTAATAGTATCGATTGTTACAGTTAACTTTATGCGTGACCCATCGGCAATTATCGGGATAGTACCCTAGGTTGTTGTCGATGCGGTCTAGCGTAAGTCCATTTGGTTCTCCCATATCTTCAAAGAAATTCTCAAACTGTTGCCACCTTTGACATACAGTGATTCCTCTCCCACCATAGCGATAAAAAGAAGTACACTGCGGATTTCTACATCTGGCGAGCATTGATGACCATACCTTGTATATTTTTGTCATATGCATTCCATGTCGGGTATTGCTTATAGCGCCCTGTTTATTTCCACATTTACGGCATTGCATTCCTCTACTTCGCTTTCGACGTAAATCTGCCCCGTAATGCACTCCAGGCTCTCCACAAGCGCATTGAGTTACATAACGATATAGATTATTTTTGATATCAATGAGTTTAATCACTATCCAAGCGCCATATCTTTTGCCTACCATATCTAAGGGCTTGTCTCTATCAATTCTCATGCATGACATACACTTACTGGATCTTCCGGCTCGAAGTGTAGTACCGGAAATAACAGAAATATTTCCACAACTACAGGCACATTCATAGTGTTTTCCAGGTTTATCAATTTCAACAAACTTAAGAACCTTCCATTCTCCAAACATTTTATTTTCCAATTATTTCCTTTCCGTTTAGTAATAATTATGATTATATTATGTTAGCGTAACGAATGGTTCGCTGCATTCATTATCAGCGTAATAGAGCTTCGCTATCTCGTGACGTATTAGGTTCGTCCCCTTTAGAACTACTACAAGTTTAGAACATATAAAAAGGAAAATCAAGGTCTAAGAGATGACTACAACAACCAGCACGTTAACAGCTCCGGTACAGCAATCATTTGGTTACAAATTGCTGAGCGTTCCTGTACCCAACATGATCCATAACATACCTGCAATGCTCAAGCAAATGCCCCGTCATGGTGGTACAACCTTGAGATTGCGCAGATACAATCCTTTAAGTACAGCGACTGTGCCTCTAGGAAATAGTGGTGTAACACCTCCTCCACAGACACTCTCTGCTATCAACATTGATGCAGAGATTGACTTCTACGGAACTTACATCATTTTAAACGAGCAAGTTACTCTTCAGAATCAGGACCCTGTCTTGAACGAAGCGGCTCAACGTCTAGGTGTTTCACTAAGACAAACAGAAGATGAACTGACACGTAACATGCTTGCATCTACAGCGTCATTCATTAACGCAACAGGCGGAACAAATGGAGACAATCCTACAGAGCTCACGCGTAGTGATGTTGACGAGGTAATTAGAAGCCTTGCAGACAACAATGCGTACACCATTGCTGATAATATCATTGGTGAAGACCGCTTTGGTACAGCTCCTGTTCGTGATGCTTATTTTGCTCTAGGTAGCACTAAGCTTATTGGAGATTTGGAGAATATTAATGGCTTTATTGCAAAGGCTCAATATCCTTCACCAATGCATGCTTTGCGTGAAGAGTGGGGTTCCGTTTCTAACCTTAGATTCTTAATCTCATCTATTGGTTCTGAATCTGTTGGCGCATCTAATCTTGGAGCTAACGTATACAACGTATTTTGCGTTGGTATGGAAGCATACGCTGTCGTAGAACAAGATGGTTACAGCTCACAGTTCATCTACAGACCACCAATCTATGATGGTCCTTTAGCATTGAACGCATCTGTAGGATATAAATTCGCACAGGTACCTAGAATCACAAACGATGCATGGGTTATTAACCTACGCACAACCCTAGCAGCATAAGGAGGCTCATATGTCCGATACAATTATCCAACAAGGGCGCTTTACATCTACTGGGGCCTCACAAGAGATTCAAGTTCGATCAGATATTGATTGGATGAAAATCGTTAACTACACTATTGCAGATGCCGCTCAGACGACAGCTGTGGGTGTAGAATACTACTGGCAAAGAGGAATGGAAGCAGACACAGGCATTGCATACAAAAAATCCAATGCTGCTAATGCTGCTGATCTGGTAGATGCATTGGCATCTGGAGGATTCACTCTTCTAGATACAAGTGGATCTCCATTAGGAACAGTAAATGCTACTATCACAGCTGTTAGCACAGCAACACCACCAGTTGCTACAAATTCAGGAACGAACGGTCTCGTTGCTGGTGATGTAGTAAGACTCGTGAATGTTGCTGGAGCACAACAGCTTGGTGGAGTTGACTTCACTGTAGGTAATGGAACACTTTCAACTACAACTTTTAGCTTGGATTACATGCCAGCAGTAGCTGTAGGAACAACAGGTTCTTGGAGAAAGATCAATTTCCAACCTCAGTTTTATCCTCGCCATCGTTCTATCAGTTCTATTACTGCAGCGTCGAGTGCTGTAGTCGTCATGACAGTTACTCATGGTTACATTGTGGGACAAGAGGTTCGCCTCAAAGTTCCTGCAGCGTTTGGAATGGTAGAAGCTGACGGACTATTGGGAACGATCACAGCGATCAATACCACAACTAACGCTATCACTCTTGATATTGATTCAAGCGCGTTCACAGCATTCTCATTCCCATTGACTGCAGCTGTACCTTACAGCCCAGCAATAGTAGTGCCTGTTGGTGAAGCCGCGTCTGAGGCATATGCTAATCTTCTAGATGATGCTACTAACAACGTTTCTTTTCTTGGAATGAAGTTGGCAGCTGGAGCTAATAGCCCTGCGGGTGCTACAAGCGATGTCATCTACTGGACAGCTGGTAGTTCGTATAGTGTAAGTAATTCGTAAGTACGTTTGGGGGCTATTTGGCCCCCATATTTTAAAAATGGAGTCAATATGAGCGCAGTATCAATTCAAAAACCTAGAAATACTAGAAAAATAACTGCCGATGAGATGAGAAAGCTTAGAGAAGGCGACCATAGAATGGTTAAAGGCATCTTTAGATGTTACGAGCCAAGAGGCGGTTCTTTCACTTTCAGTTTCAAAAAATATAAAGGTGATCAAATCTTGAAATATACTATGGTGGATGGTGAAACATATGAGATACCTCTAATGGTCGCCAAGCACTTAAACCAAGATTGTTGGTACCCAAAACATTCCTACGTTATGGACCTAAATGGTCTACCAAGCGTAGACGCAGGTAAAAAGGTGCAAAGATGCAGCTTTGAAAGTTTAGAATTTTTCATGGATGAATAATGAGCACACTTGCAGACATAAGAACAAAAGTCAGAAGGCTAACAGGAAGACCCTCACCCCAGCAAATAACAAACGCTGAGATTGACGAGTATGTAAATACTTTCTACCTTTACGATATGCCAGAAACTCTTCGGCTTTTTTCTCAAGAGTCTGTATTTGAGTTTATGACAGAAGCAAATGTTGATCGGTACGACATGAATACAATGCAGGTATGGACGGGCGTGTCGAACCAGCCTGCCGTTGACGTGTATATAACCGTGAAACCACCTATCTACGTAGCAGGTTATCAAAGCTCATGGTCGCAAGACCGTCAGCAGTTCTTTGGACAATACCCCCCTTTAGCACAAATAACCTCTACGGTAGTGGGTGATGGAACTCCAGGTCCATATGCTGTTACTTTTGCAAACACCCCTATTCAACAGAATAAGGTTACAGTAGGAGCGATAGACAATACGGACGTTGCAGCTAACCTGATTGATGTTCCAACTGATAGGACAAATGGCACTTGGGAGATAATAAACACGAACACTTCAGCTACAGGATCAATCAACTATATTACTGGAGCTGTTACGGCAACCTTTGCCAATAATATACCCTCCGGAAATGTTGTAACTTTTTCAGCTGTTCCCTATACCGCTTCAAGACCTCTATCAGCTCTCTTCTATGATAACGTAATAACTCTCAGGCCAATACCTGATGCGAGCTATTTAGTAACCATGGAAGCATATAGAAGACCCACATCACTTGTAGATTCTACAGACTTCCCAGAGCTTAAGCAGTGGTGGCAATATTTAGCTTATGGAGCCGCTAAAAAGGTATTCGAGGACTCTCAAGACTCAGATGGGATAAACGCTATTTTAAGCGCTTTAAAAGAGCAGGAGAGACTAGTCCTAAGAAGAACGATTGTTCAAAGGACAAATCAAAGAACTAGCACAATTTATACCGAGATGACCTCTTTCGGTTACGGAAACCAACAAAATGGATTCTAGTAATAAAAACATAAGGACTCCTAATGGCTTATAATCCAAGTATTCCACAAGCTTCAGATGATCCATCTCAGAGCCAATCCCAAATTCTAGAGAATTTCTCACAGATTAATAGTATCGTCGGCATAAACCATCAAAGTTTCGCAGACACAGGACCAGGAAAGCATAAGTTTCTTCAAATGCCAGAGCAATCATCTGCTCCTGTAACTGCTGCGGATGAAGGTGGAGTTTATACAAAAGCTGTTTCGGGAAGTACTCAGTTATTTTTTAGAGAAGAAAGCTCTGGAACTGAACGACAGCTAACTTCAGCATTTACAGCTGCAACGAATGGAACAGTTACAATTCCCGGTGGTTTAATGATTCAGTGGGGACTTGCAACATCACTGGGAGATGACGGAGCGATTAGTTTTCCAACAGCTTTTACAACTGCTGTATACTCTATTCAGCTCACTCTTAGAAGAGGGTCATCAAGCAGTAGGATTGTTTTTGTCAGCTCAGGCACCGAAACAACTACAGGGTTCAACATCAAGACTAATTCCAGTTCAACAGATGTGTACTGGTACGCAATAGGACTCTAATGGAGCTTAAGCCATACCTAATCGGTCCATTTGAGACAGGGCTTCAGAATAATATTGAGCCTTGGCTTTTACCTGAAGATGCATTTGAATTCTTAGAGAATGCCTATGTATGGAGAGGTCGCGTAAGAAAAAGATTTGGTTCTTCCTATATTGGAGAAACGGAACTTAATTCAAGGTTAAGAGTAAATTTAGGATCGACCAACAACACAGGAAACTATACCGGTTCTGGAGTTGGCATAGTATTTGAAATCGGTCAAATGTTCTCTGTTGGAACAGAAATCTATACCGTTGAATCCACCGGCAATCCAGCCGCAACACTTGCCACTACAGCTGGCACCTCTGCCACATACGACACAACTACGGGCGCATTAATTATCAACTCTCTACTTGGATTGACAGCGGTATACTTCTACCCTGCCACTCCTGTTATGGGGTTGCTTCTTAGAGAGAGTTCTAATATCAACTTTGAAGATGTGATAGGATTTGACACTCAATTTGCTTATAGGAGAGTTACCGGAGCCTGGGAGAGACTTGGAACAGCACTTTGGGCCGGTAGCGATTCTGACTTTTATTGGTCGGTCAACTTTAGAGGTACAAATCCCTATGATACCTATTTCTACGTTGTAAATGGTGTTGATGCTGATCAAATAAAATACATCCCTCTTGGCTCTACTACTTGGACAGCAATAAGGCCTCAGCTTGATGCTGGAGCGAGTCGTTTCCTAGATACATCTAAGATAATTATCGGATTCAAAGACCGTCTGGTTGTACTAAATACACGTGAGACAGAAGGTTCGACAGTAAGAACATTTCAGAATAGAGCCCGTTGGAGTCAAAACGGAAACCCAGTCTCTGTTGCAACCTCATGGCTGGATGATACTCCAGGAAGAGGTGGCTACATTGATGCTGGAACTCAAGAAGCTATTGTTACCTGTGAGTTTATCAAGGATCGGCTAATAGTCTATTTTGAAAGATCTACTTACGAGCTTGTATACACAGGCGACTCAACCCTTCCTTTTACATGGCAGCAATTGAACAATGAGCTCGGCGCTGAAAGCCGTTTTAGTATTATAGGATTTGATAAAGGAGCTGTAGGGGTTGGAAATGTAGGGGTGCATTCTTGTAATGGGGTTAATGTTGAGCGGATTGATCAGAAGATACCTAACGAGGTATTTAAGATTCATAATGGAAATGATGGTCCTAAGCGCGTGTATGGTATTCGTGATTATTTTAATGAGCTTGTTTATTGGACTTTCCCTGACGCTACAGGTGATCCAACATATCCTACACAAGTTTTAGTATGGAACTACCATAACAATTCCTGGGCAATGTTTGAGGATAGCTTTACATGCTTTGGAAACTTTCAAAAGGATGTAGATCTAGCATGGCAAGACTTAGGCGCCCTATTTACTAATTGGGAAGGGTGGGAAGGAGAGTGGGATAGTGCCCAAGGTCAAAGTCAATTTCCTCTTATCATAGCGGGAAATCAACAAGGCTTCACCTTTACCATAGAAAATGACAGGTCTTCTAATGAGCAGTCTCTTTATGTCACAAACATGGTTACAGGCTCGCAGGTAGTGACAGTGATCAATCATAATCTTAAGGTAGATGACTATGTTCTAGTTGAAGATGGTGTAGGGGTGACTGATCTTAATGGAGTCGTAGTTCAGATAGAGACAGTAGTCGATGCGGATTCTTTTACATTTGATACCGCTTTTTCGGGCACATATCTTGGTGGGGCAAAGCTTTCTAGAATCTCAAACTACAATATTACATCTAAGCAATGGAATCCTGGAACACCTTTTGGTAAGCAGTTTCGAATGCCTTATATAGACTTTTTGTTAGATCGAACTTCTGATGGAGAAGTATCTGTAGACTATCTAATTGATTCTACATCTGGCGAAAGCATCCAAGATCAGGTTGATCCATCAGTTTTACTTGGTAACAACACGCTATATACTCGTCCTGAAGATGGATCAACTTATCAGGCTAATCAGGTAAGAATATGGCATAGATACTATCTACAAATAGAAGGGATGATGATTCAGATTAAGATATTTTTATCTGATGAACAGATGAGAGACTTGGATATTTCACAATCTGACTTTCAAATAGATGCGATGATATTATATGTATCTCCATCAGGGAGAATTGTAGGTTAAATGACGTCTAGCTTTAGCGGGAATCCTAACAACATCCTTCCAGAAAACTACATCATACCTGAAGATCCAGGTCAAAAAGATCTTATGCTAAGGTTATATTTAAATAGCATAGCATCGGCTACAAATACTAAAGATTCGGGGATTTACGATGCTGTAGATACGGTCACAGGTCAGCAATTCCTTCCAACTTTTAGCAGTACTACAGCTTCTAATGTTAGCTATAGGGGAGTACTAAGAAAAGTATTCGATTTCGGAGCCCTTCCAAATGCCACTACTAAAACTCTAGCTCATGGAATTACTCTCACTGCTGACAACTCAGTAACAAAGATGTATGCAGCTGCAACCGACCCAAGTACAACATGGATACCCATACCTTTTGCATCACCTACTTTAAATTTAAATATTTCATTGGAAATGGATGCAACAAACATTACAATCACAACAGGTGTCGATCGAACAGGTTTCACTAGGTGTTTTGTTGTGATCGAATGGATAAGCGTAACATAAGAATGGCCTCTACATTTATTCTGTTTGGAAAGCATAGGAGTACATATGAAGCCAATACCAGGATTCGAAGGACATTACAGTGTTGATAGAGAAGGTAATATATGGAGTCTTCCTAAGATTATTGAATGCAGTAACGGATATGGGCAGATTAAATATTTGACAAAGTTAAGAAAACTTAAACCTGGATTAAGTAATTCTGGTTATCATCAAGTCGTTTTAACAAAGAAGGGAAAAACTTTTAATCATTCTGTACATCGATTATTAGGATATACTTTTTTAAATTTAAAAAAGGGGTTAGATATTAATCATAAAGATGGAAATAAGATAAATAATTTCTTATCAAATCTTGAAGTCTGCACACGAAGTGAAAATTTACAACATGCCCAAAAAATTGGGTTAATAAGAGATTTAAAAGGGGAAAATCATCCTACATGCAAAACACCTAAGGGAATGAAAGAAGATCTTGAAAAAGATATTGAGAATAAGATCTCTTCTTTACAAGCATGTAAAAAATATGGAATAAATAGAACCACCTTTTATTCTATTAGAAATAGAAAACATTGGTGGTATAGGAGTAAAAAATGAGTTTTTTAAATTTTTTATTTGGGAAACCCGAACAGATGCAACAAGTATCTAACCTTACAGGACAACAGCAAAGCGCTATGGATCAAACCTTAGGTGGAGCTCAAGGACAACTACCGAACATTTTTCAGAACTTACAGCAGATTCTTTCTGGTAATCCAGAAATGATGCAGCAGTTTCAAGCGCCTGCTATGAGGCAATTTGAAGAGCAAACTTTGCCTTCTATTGCTGAAAGATTTACAGGAATGGACGCTCAAAAGAGCTCAGCTTTTGGACAGCAGCTAGGGCAGGCAGGAGCTGCTTTATCTGAGAATCTCGCAGCTAAGAGAGGCGGAATGCAAACTAATGCTATTTCACAGCTAATACAGATGTTGGGACAGGGAATGGGACCTTCTTTTGAAAACGTATTTAGGCCTCAAAGCCAAGGGTTTCTAGGACAACTTGGTTCTGCAGGAATGCAGGGATTAGGGGGTGCTAGTGGAATGGGTACAATCATGAAATTATTACCCTTATTGGGATTAAAGTGAGGAACAGATGGTACAGTCAATAAGCCAAGAGGGCCTAGGGGAATTGCTAGGAGGAAGCTTAGGGAAGGGGTTTTCTGAGGGGTCCATGAGTATGTTGAACAACATAGTTACCAGCCGAATGAAAGAACAGCAGAACAAACAGAAACTAGCTAGGTTAAGTTCTATTCTCACTGGAGAAAGTTCAGATATTCAACAAGACCAGTCAGATATTCAGCAGAACCAAATGGGAATAGAGCAGAATCAAGAAGATATAGCAGAAAATCAGGAAATGCTATCTCAACAACAACCTCAAGCTCAGAAAAAACCATTTAACCCCTCTGATGTCAGTGATAGCCAAATTTTACAAATCGCTAATGAATTTCCGGAATATGCAAAGATTCTACAAAGCCAAAAAGATTCGTCATTTAAGCACGCAGCTTCACAGTTCAAAGAGACAAAAGAGGCACGAAAAAGTATAACTGACAAGGCTAGAGCGGCTAGAGACAATATGGTACGCCTAGATCGTATGGAAAAACTGAATGAACGAAAGCTTACTAGCCCTCTTTTTTATGATTTTCTTAGGAAAGGAGGGTTGGACTTTGCAGCTTTGCTAAATCCTGACTCTCAAGAGACTGTTAAACTGACTAACGACATGCTTTCTAATGTTAAAGAGATTTTTGGAGCTAGAATTTCTAACTTTGAAGTTGAGGCTTATCTTAAATCCATAGCAACTCTTTCCCAAACAAAAGAAGGAAGATCAAGAGTGATTAGAAATCAAAAGCTCTTAAATGAGGGCTCTCTAGTACGCTTTAAGGCCATGAAAGAAATTATGGCTGAAAATAATGGCATACCTCCTTTTGATATCGATGAGCAAATAGAAGAAAGAAGCGGTAAAAAGCTTGATGAAATAGGCAAGTTATTCGTAGGTGGCAAAGAAGGCGATGATACGGAAGTTATAGAAGAAGAATCTGTTAAAACAGAAAATATATTCGATAAGATGCCAAAAGCCTCAGAGTATAGCGGTAGAATAATTACGGATGACAAAACCGGAAAAAGGTATCGAAGTGACGGCAGTAAATGGAAGGTAATTGACTAATGGGCTTTGTACTAGAAGAAGAAATCCAAGATAAGAACGGGTCTGTAGAAGAGATTAAAGCAGAAGAGACCTTCCCTCAAAAGGTAGGGAGAAATGTAGCTCGTACAGGTGCAAGAATTTTAGAGACTGTCGCCGGTACTCCAGGCAATATCCAAGGTTTAGGTAGCAGTTTGCTAGGTGCAGGAGCTAAAGCCTTAGGAGTTCCCGATGAGGTAGTAGAGAAATCTAAAAAGTTTTCTGATATTTTATCTCCTCTTGGAGGACTTAAGACCACTCCTCAAATAAGAGAGCAAGTTACAGAGAAAATTACTGGTGATTATCTTAAGCCCCGAAGTCCCGGAGAGCAATTTTCTGATGATTTCGTAGAGGACGTAACAGCTTTGGTTATGCCAGGTCCTAAAGCATTAAAAGGACCAAAACTTCAAAAATACTTGAAAAGTGGACTGAGAGCTATAGGAGTAGCAGCTGCGGGGAATACTGCTGGAGAAATTGCTGAGGCCCTAGGAGCGTCACCAACGACAAAGAACTATATCAAAATTGGTACTATGGTGATGTCCGATATGCTTGGAAAGGGAGGAGCGAAAAACCATGTAAAAGAGCTGTACAAGGACGTTGACAAAACCATTAATCCTGCGAGTAGTATTTCAGGCAAAAAACTCTACACACAAATGGATAGACTTAGAAAGAACGTTTCAAAGGGATTAAGTACTCCTTCTACAGATGCAGTATTAAAGGTCACCAAGGAATTGCAGAAAAAAATTAGAAACGGAAGAATAACAGTTGAAGAATTGATGGCTTCCAAAATTAACCTAAATGAACTGAGATCAAAGGCACTGTTTGAAACTACTGGAAAAGCTAATCGGGCTGGAGCTAAAAAGCTTTTTAACAATATATCTGAAAGTCTCAATGATTCACTTAAGGAATATGGCAAAAAAAACCCTGAGTTTGGCAAAGCATTTGCCACTGCAGAAGAGGGGTTTGCTACACTAGCTCAGTCAAATAAGTTAACTAATTATATAAGTAAAAATATTAAAAAACCTGTTGGAAGTGGCGTTGGGGGAGGAGCATTATACGCTTTACTTCATAAAGGTGCTCTCTTTGGATTAGGACTTAAAGCCGCAGCTGGAGCTGGTGCAGGACTCGCTGCACATAAGGGTGCGCAAATAGCGTATCGAATAATGAAATCTCCTACACTAAGAAAATACTATGGAAAAGTTATTTCTTCAGCGAGTAAGAAAAATGCGGTTCAGATGAACAAAAATATTGTTCAACTTAATCATGAACTAGAAAAAGAAGATAAAAAAAAGAAAGATAGCAAGAAAGCTAGTAGTGATCGATTTAGACTAGAAGTCAGTGAAAACTAGCAGTTAAATACATTTCATTCGTCGTCATCCCCAAAAAAGCAGCACATTTCTGAATTAATTTCTTCAAATTTTTCTTTACGAAAATAACCATAAAACACAAAACCCAAAACAAGAATTAACAACATACCTACACTCCTTCTTTATCTAAATTTTTCCTCATTTACCCCCCTAGTGAGTTTCGCTAACCCCCTAGATAAATAGATTTTTCTCTCTATGAAGACCCCCCTATTCAAAGGCATATATTTCGTTTGCCCCTTACGCTAAATTCTATGGTGTGCATCCACATCTACTCCACTTCTTTAGCTAAAGATTGCATTATCGCTTGGATAACATAGACACTCCGAGCTACATTCCTCTTGGAAGCATACTCGCTAAGCATCTTGTAAAGCGGGTCAGGTATATTAAAAATAAATCGTCTTCTTGTAGTCATGTTATATCCTTTGATATACTTATGATATCATATTTTGGATATTTGTTGCAATATTTAAAAACATAGTAGATAAGTAGAGAAAAATTAACCGGAGTTTAAAATGGCTAGAAGTACTGAAGCATATTCATTGGGGTCTCCTTTAAGTAAAGTTTTCCCCCAACCTATAGTTTCGACTAGAGATCCAACTACTAATGATACCAAATATCCAATAGGTCAAGTTTGGGTGAATACCAATTCCAATCAGTCTTGGATGCTAACTTCTGATGTTGCGGGATCTGCTACATACGCTTTAGCAAGCCCAGGTGCCAGCGATGTAGACACTATAAGTGGAGATTCAGGAGGGGCCAGATCACCAACAGCCGGTGATATGATTATTGCAGGTGGCACAAACATCACTTCGGCTGGTGCAGCAAGTACTATTACGATTAACATGGATGCTGCGATTACTCTTGAAACATCTGTTACATCGCCAATCTACACATCAGACGCAGGATTAGCTATTAACATGCCAGCTGGAGCATTTGACCTAACAGTTAAGCTTGCTGACGACGCGGGTGCTCAAAAGTTAAGCTTCACAGATGCTGCATCGGCAGAGATTGCAAGCCTTGATTCAGACGGAGCTTTTAGCCTTCTTGCAGGCGATCTAGCAGTTACTCGCTCTTCTGCAGCT